CGTTAAACTCGGTGAGCTTTCTGATTTCCTGGAGGACTATCTTTCTTAAATTCTTCTTAGTTAATTTTAAACCCATTTTCTGTAACTCCTATTAGTCGTCAAATGACGCTCCTGTTCTGGTAATGATAAAGTCGACCGCGATAAACTCAATTGCTCTAGCAGGCTTGAGGAAAATCTTGGCATACAGGATATTCCTGTCAATAAGGTCAGGCGTTGTAGTTGTTTCATCTAGAATAACACGGAATTCGGTAAGTCCAAGTCTGGCCTGCACAGAGCCAAGGAATTTATCTGCTTCTGTCTTAAATCTAGTCCACGTAGTTCTAACGTTCTGGTCAAAAAGAATTCCAGCAGCAATCCTGGATATTCTCTTCTTGAGGAAAATCAAGAGTCTACGAACATTAATCCGGTCAAGAGCAGAAGGAGTAACCTGCAACGTCTTCTGTCCAAAGATTACGATTCCTTCACTTGGGAATGTCGCAATAGGATTGATATTTGCCGAATAAAGGTCATCTCTGTCTTCTCTGCGTAGTCTTTCAGTACACGATAGGACCGGGAAGCCACCCGCACCAGTACTTAGACCGCCTCTAGTAAAGCCAGCAGGAGCGAACCAGAGTTCTGCTCTCGCTTCTGAGGAGGCAAACGTTCCAATTGCCGCAACAGACGGTGGAACCCAGAGAGTCGCGTTAGAGATATTATCCCTAATCTGGACCCATGGATAAAAAGTACACGCATAAGAAGTATTAATTCTTCTATCCTTTAGTGTGTTCACCGCTGTTGTGACAGAGCCTAACCTATTTTGAAATGTATTCGTCGTTTCTGTGTTGGGGGTGTAAACATTCTCGATGTCTACAACTCCAAGACAGTCTGCTCTAGACTCAGCGACGGCAATCACTTGATCTGTTACGAGGGGCTGCCAAACACCTGGGACACTAAGTATATTCCCCTCAACAAACTCAGGGTCAGCAACAGTGTCAATCGCCCTTTTGACGGTGTAGTAAGCGTAACTTGTTTTTTCGGTCGAATCTGATGCGATGTCTACGTTGTTGAACGGCTCCATCTCTTGAATGTCAACGCCGTCAAACCCACCCCAGAGTGGCATTGTAAATCTATCATACCCATCATCTAGGGCTGCCGTGTGTGAGGAATTAATTGCAGATAGTGAAGTATTAGACGCTCTCGAACCAGAGACAAATACACCCTGCGATCCACTAATGTCATCTAGGGTAAAGATAAAAGAATATTCCATTTTTGTATTACTAGTTGGGGTGAAAGCTGCACTACTACCCGGAGATGCTCTTAGATAATCAACATACCCAGGGTCGTGTCTTTTGCTATCATAGCTAAGAGTAGTCTGAATCCCAAAATAAGCATTTGTGGGGTCTGAGAGGCCCCCGTCTGACGCGCTTCTTCTTGTGGAGATTTGGGGGAAAAGGAAAGAAGCTGTAAATTCATTGCCGGCCGCTTCAGCAGCAGCGACTGCCATGAAAGCATTAGCTACCACGTTGTCTGCTGCCATGCCTCCCGCCAGGGCTGAACTTCCCGTAGCGTATGTAACGATCTGCGTGCCGGCTATACTTGTAGAACCAGAGTCAAACGTCGCTGTGCTCCCCGAGAAAACAGTAAAGTCCTGTGGCTTGATGGGCCCGTAGAAGCCAAACGGAAGTAACCCTGGGCTTACTGTGCCGTCGGATACGTTAGAGTTCATTTCAATATAAATGTACTTAGACATATTGTTAAATTCGCCATACTGACGAAGTCTCTTTTGCGTATTATCCCAAGTCATATACCTATCGCCAATCTTCTTCGCTACGTAGTTTTCAGACGAAGGGTTGAGATTACAATTTGTAAATTGCTCGATTATTCCCGGAACGTTATCACTATCAGATGCACTTCTAACCTGGACTGTAAAAGTTCCATATGAGTCTATATCATTTCTAGAAGCTTTTATATCAGAGATAGAAATCTTTAGCGATCTAGCCGCCCATTCTCCATGGTTGTGAGCTTTGATTTTAAAAAGATTTTGTGTTCTCGTCTGAGCGTCAAATCCAGAGTAGTTTGTTGAGGTGTCTTGCGAAAAAACCCAACCTGTTTCTGGGTCACTGAACCCTCTATGTCTATAGCTGTAATTATTGGTTGCGGTGTTGTCAGATGCCAGAGGAACCATAATTCCGTATACCTTCCCGGCCGCAGTGTCCGAGATGAAGCCATCTGTGGCATCGTTGGCTGTAGTGGTGGTGGCAAACCTTTCAAAGGTCTCCCCAAGCCAGTATTTACTGCCCAAGTTAGGTACGTCTCCTGTAACCGTGTGTGGACCAGAACCGCCCTGGAGCTGGGGGTTGGTATTAAAAACTTTTCTAATGTATTTGGAGGAGTTCCTGTCAAAATTGAAAGTAGTTGTATAGGTACTTGTGCCGTCGCTGATGGTGGATTTAAATTCTAACCCTGCGCCCACCGAGGCGATAAAGCCTAATGTTCCCTCGTCAGCAATTCCCGCAGGAGACGAATTAGTTCCGCTCAAGGCAACAGTGCAGTTATCCGTGTAAAAAACGGCTGCCAACCTTCCATTCCCTACATCTGTGTCTATCATACCTGCTGAAGCTGAATTAAATAAGAATAATCCAAACGCCCCGTCATTAGTGGTTGTAGCGTTGGTAGGAACTGCTGACCCGGCCTTCCATCCAGCATAATTACTGGTTGCCTCAGCATGTTGTGTTCCAAGGAGACGGATGTAATTAACCGGGCCAACTCCTGCTCTTAAGTATGCCATAGCAGCATAAGCACCGTAAGTTGGACCAACATAGTTTCCATCACGCCAGACATCATCCCCGCGCCCACCTGGAATTGGATTGCCGAAATAATCAACGAATTCAGATGGAGACCCAACCCTAACAGGTCTCATTGCGGGACCACGTTCTGCGCGACCAACAATAATAGGACCAACATCGGGTAGGTCGTTGGGTAGCTGGGAGTTGTCGATTTCGTTTATGAAAACTCCGGGCGATACAAATCTAAACTTTCTTTCGGCCATAAGGTAAGGTCTCCTAAATAGATGTCTTTACGTAATAAATAGTATTTTAATTACGCAAAGCCCTAAATTACTCTTTATAAAACAGGTCAACCGATCTAGTCGAATCAAAGTCTGGAATATCGCCAAAAATAACTTGTTCTCTTGGAATCTTTACTTCAACGGCATTTTCCCTTATTGTTATCTTCGGACGTTCTCTGTTCGGCCCCTCGCCAATCAAATAACCTAATATTTTAATACTAATTGTTGTCTCATACATTCTTTCTTCGTCATTTAGCTGGGCAATATTGCTCTCTTGGTTGAAGTCTTCTTGTATAAAGCCTTCGTACTTGTGACCCTCGTATTCAATAAAAAAATTGTTTATTTGTCCAGTCTTTGTGATGAAAGGTGTGACGATATCGTTTGCTTGCTGCTGATATTCCGATCTTATAACAACATTATAATCCACTACAACGTATGTTGGTAAAGGCATTGTAACTGTTTCGTATATAACCTTGCCTGGGTTCTCAAAAGGAAAGTTTAGTTGCCCTACACCGACCGTAGCCGCGCTAAGGGAGCCTTTTTTCCTGTAGGAATCGGCGTTTAAGAAATTACTTGTTTTATCCTGCTTTATCCTACGGGCCACAACCACAGATCCGCCCCTTTCGTCGTTCTTCTCTGGTATGTGGGCCCAAGCAACGCCCTTCATGTTGGGATCCTTTTTCATCCCCGTGCGTTCGGCCGTAATTATAGGGAGCTTTAGAATTCCCTTATCGTCCCTAAGGCCCTTATCTCTTTTAATTTGGAAGGCTCTCTCTGCCGAGACCCACAAAACAGGGACCTTTTCAAATCCCTTATTTGTTTTAGCCGATATATTCAGCTCTTCATCGAGATATTTAAAAAATGCCCTATCTATCGTCTCTACAGTAGACGGCATTATACTAATTTCTTGTAATATATCGTTTGCATCTTTAACTTTGGTGTATTTACGATCAGGTGGCATCGAATAGACCCTCGCGTGCTCTTATACATTTAGCTGATATCTCTAGCTTATGATCAATCTGGCCATAAAGCAATGCTGTTTCCTCTAAGGTGACTATTTCGTATAAAGAATCTCCATACAGCACAAAATCCCCCTCTCTAACATATAAATCTTGGTCTTCTGTGAGTCTTCTCTTATGAAAGTGAACAGTTATGGATTGAGTCTTGTCAAGACCGATATTCTTCCCATATTCGGTCTTTAATCCCTCGTATTCTATAAGAGCGTTCACTCTTACCGGCGGTAGGAACGTTTTTTGCACTGCTTCGCCATATAAATCGTGAAAATACGTTCTTTCTAGGTCTATTGGATAATAGGCTATTGTTTGGCCAACGACTCTTTCTATTATTTCATCATTAACCTGTTTTACAAGGTCTCTTTCCTTCTTTCCAGCAAAAAGAGGAGGCGGAGGAGCTTCGGGTTGTGTCCATTCATTTGACATTATAGTTTATCCCACAAATATAGGAGATGGCGTCTCCTCCAGGATCTTTCCTGTGGCCTCTAGAAGCTCAGCGTCGTTCTTCATTAACTGCAAGTAGGTAGTCTCCTCCAGAATCTTCTTAAGCTCTTCTATAAGAGCTATTTTTTCTTCTTTTGCTTGCCCCAGTAAGTCTGCGGAGTTTAGAGTAACGCTGTCTCCAGGGATTGGTATCGCACCACCAAACTTACCTCTAATCTGGCCTAGCATTCCCTTACAGACAGCAAGGGCGTACCTTCTAATCCAGTGCTTGCCTATTGCATTGATGTTAGAATAAGGAAGGTTATCAAACGGAAGAGAATTTAGGTTGTTGATCCCTCCAACACCCGAATCTCTAATACCATCTGGATCATCTTCCCAAGCATTACTCTCAATAGTAAACTTAACCCAGTACTTATCAGTGATTCTGTTGTCTGGTCTTGGAAAAAGAGTTAAGTTGTTGTTTACTAACTCGTAAGAATAGTGCGATATACGAGTGTAAATATGATCTTCGTATGCCATTGCCTGCAATTTGTTCTGCCATGCAGGAATAATTTCAAATGTTGAATCATCTGCAAACTGACCGTAGGTCATCATGTTGCCGATAACGTTGATGCCACCATAGTAGCCAAAGAATCTCCACATGGCGGCTGGAGTCTTATAGAAGACTCTTGTTATCCTAACCTTGTTGTTACCCACAAGGCCACTGAAGGGAACTGGGTCTCCACTGCCATTATCCTCATTGTTTAGTGACGCACTATAAATAATGTCCTGTAAATCATAAGTGGACCGACCTACAGAGGAGGAGAAAGACGCCGAATATTCAGTTAAGTTACCTCCAAATCCAGCTTCTTCAGCAACGCCATCTGCTATTCTGCGAGCATACGTAAATTTAAATTTAGGATATTTTAAGTTTGCGTTAGAGCCGGCTGCGTCTCCTCCTATCATTTGGCCATCGTGATCGAAAGAACCCGTGGACTGCCCCAAGGCACTACCAAGAATATTTTTAGCTTGATGTTGATTTATCTGATAAGAATACTCCAAAACAGATTCTTCGTAAGCAGCATAAACATTACCAACTGTGAGTTCTATGTCAAGAACATCCCCGCCTAGTTTTTTGTAAGTAAGAGCAACTTGATCAGACGCTCCGTTAACAAAATTCATGTCATATAGCTCGGAATCGGCGTCTACATAGAGGCCAAGAGGATAATGCGTTGGGTTAGCTGCTCCATTCCCCACTACAGCGATACTTCCTGTGGATGTTAAAATCACAGTGCTTGTTGAGGAAGCTGGTGTAAGTGTTGGTTTAGCCATTTATCTCTCCTTATACGCTTGCTATGAATACTTCTAAATCGCAGGAAGCCGTGTCTGCCTGGGCAGAAACATTCAGAAGGTATCCTACGTTGCTGACACTGGCAGTCCCAGCGGTCAACGCCTCCATGGTGTCATTATCACCACCGGCCAAGTCACCATTATAAATAAAAGACTGGCCCTTATCCAATTTCACTATAAATTCATCATTGTCTTCGTTCTTAAAAATCAAAAACAGATGGTTTGTGTCATCGAGATTCGTAAACCTTATATACCTCATATCTGCAAGAATATAGTTTCCTTTTCCCATTGTACCAGAGAAACTAAGTATTTCATGCTTTGAGGTTGTTACTGTGGTAATCCTCTTGGACACCTCGTTTACACTACTAATACTTAATGTATTCTTGGAGCCCTGATCTCTGCCGTTCAGAATGATCTGTTCAGATATGACAACCTTCAATGTTGCGCTTGTAATTGTACTTGCCATTCATATATTCTCCTAACACATAGTAATTAGTTTAGATAAAACAAAACCCCCAGCTATACTGGAGGCTTGCTTTATATAGAGAATATTATTCTTTGTCTTTGGCTTTCTTTTCCCTAGTATACTTTCTCTTAGTAGTGGTCTTTTTGGCTGCTGGCTTACGAGTTCGCTTGGGTTTAGGCCTCTCCTCAACCACAGGCTCCT